CTGCGGTTCTTTATATCCACAATATTCAAGATTAATACTGTATCTTTCATCTAATTTTTTAGGAGTCATTTGATTAACTCCAATGATGGGCTATTGGTCCATTAATATGCTTTGCACTTAAAGGACCATTCCTAGAAGCTGATACATAAGCTAATGAATTTAATTCATGGTGTTTCATAAATACATTCTTAGCTTCTTTCATAGTTTTAGAATGTACCCACTCTCCGTTTGAAGTGCCGGTAAAAAATACATAAAACTTTTTCATTAAATACTTGCCTCCTCAATACGAATAACAGGATTGAAGTATTTACCTTTGAAATGGTTTACAACTTTCAAAGCATCAACCTTACGATATAAACCATTAAAGATTTTTTGTTCATTAATGATTAAGTAAAGTTCAAAATAGTTTTTCTTCACAATAATTAAATTAATAACTGGGCAAATAGAATCCTCTATTAAGAGAATCCTTTAAAACCTCCGTAGAGGCTTTAAGGGATTGTCTAGTAGTCTTTTAGTCCTAGTTCAGATAAAGCATATTTATGAGGAAACTCATTAAATAATTTCTTGTATTCATACATAGCATTATTCAATTTATTAAACCTCTTAGCTAGTTCTTTATGTTTTCTATAACTTAAAAGACTTGTAGCTTTTCCTATTTGTTTTTGTAGTGTTTTTGAATAGCTAGGATTTTCTTCAATAATAAAATTAATATTTATTACTGGACATTTTTCAGAATGACTTAAAAGTATGCTTAATCCTTGCCTACCCCCTGAGTTGGAATAATCTAAGCGTTCAATATAAGAGCATGAATTCTGGCATATCTGCCTGGAAAAATAACCCTTACTATTCATACATTCTCCGTACTCAGTTTGTGTATAAGGTCGATCTAAAAATATATTAAGTTTCCTTAATACTGTTTTAGTTAGTTTTTTACCCTCATATGGGTTTAAGAACTCAATGATCTTATTAAACTCTGCTAGGTCCTCCCTATCCTGGTCTAATAGTTTCATTGATAGCTTTTCTATCTGTTGAGAGATACTTAGCTTATTAGTTTCCTCAACAGTCAATACATTTTGCATTTGGTTAATTAGTAACTGGGGCTAGTACTTGCTATCTATTAGTTAGCTATTAGATAACTAGCACTGCATACAGTGTTACCTATAGGTCGCACCGATAAAATAAAATCATAAATATTGAAACAAAACTTAACATTTGACCTATAAATACCTAGTAACTAGATTATAAGTCTAGTAAAAAGCTAGTTATAACAACAAGTTACAAAGAACAACTATTAAAACTACAAAAAAAGTCTATATACAAGGGGGGATTTTTATTTTTCTATATATGCGTAAACCCTTCAAATTTTTTTGTCAAAATTATTTTGTAGACCATCTATAGGTATCTATAGGTATCTATAAGTTAACTATAAGTTACTTATAAAGAAACTATAAGACCCCTATAGACTGCCCAGAGTTGTCTTATAGAGGTCTTATATATTTTATTTTAGTAGATAATTCTGATGAAGATAGATCTTTGGAGGATTCTGTGACTTTGTAGTTATTTATGGGTGTCTATTATGGACTTTACTAAGCAGCAATTTGCAGGGACAAATTACTACTTACATCCTTATGACTTTGGTCTTATCTTAACGACATCCCCCCCTATAGTCCCCCCCTTCATTTAGGTCACAAGTACGACCTAATAAGAATTATTTATAAATCCATCGTTAGAGGTATTAGAATTTCTTATCTGTGCAGGTGTAAGACCTAGGGCTGTTTGGGTGACTGTGTTGTTTATGGAGGAACCCCAATTATCCAGGTGTATGGCTAGTAATTCATCTTTACGAGATCTTATATTACGGTCTTCATCTTGAGCCATGTAATCTGTCCAGTAAGCTACAGCACCTGATAGGGCATCTAGAATGTCATCGTGTACTAGGGAACCTCTATGTTTTGTTATACGAGACATCTGATAGAAGAGTTGAAGCTTTAGTTTTCTTTCAGGTGCTTCATTAGGGTTAGATCTATAGTCTTTTTCTACTACCTTTCTGTCGATTATTAGCCTGTGAGAGTTCATTACAGGTTCAAGGATGTCTATAATCCTTAATTCTTTGGTCTTTGTATTGCGTACATCTTGTACTTCACAGGGGTGATAACGCATAAGGAAGGGTTTTAACAGTTCTGCAAACATACCACCACCCATGTTTGATTCTACGAGTATGGTATTTACCTTATTTGTCTTAGCTATCTTGGCAAGGGTTGTTAAAACAGCGTCAGAATAACCACCATTAAGTCCACCTGCGTCAGGAACATATAGATTACCGTTTAACATTTTGACTATGGCATAACCTGTGGCATCTTTACCCTTACCTGAGGGGTCTACAAACATCACAGAGCCTGTATATTCAATCCAATCACCGAATTGTTGAGCAGGTCGATAGAAATGATCACCGTTAAACCCTACGCAGGGTAATTCTTTGATTACATATTCTGGAGAAGAAGACCAAATTACCTTTTCCGGTGCATGATCAGGGTTAACAGAGGAGATAATAAGATCTGATAGTTTTAGAGGGTATCTATCCTGGTCAGATAGGCTTGTATCAAGCATAAATTGTAAAGAGAACCCAGAACGTCCATAGGAGGCTTCACGTTCCATCAGATCTATTGAAGAGAATCTATCAGGGTCAAC